ATGGCGAACACCAAGCAGGTCAAGGCTGCTGCTCTTTTGAACAACGGCTTCACGACCTTCCAGTCTGGTGACGGTGTCACGCTGTTCAGCACGGCTCACCCGCTCGTTAACGGTGGCACGAATGCCAACCGTCCGACGGTCGGTGCCGACCTGAACGAGACCTCGCTCGAAGACGCAATCATCGCGATTGCGAACTACGTTGACGAGCGTGGTCTTCTCATCGCGGCTCGTCCCCGTCGTCTCATTGTTCCGTCCAACCTGATGTTCGTTGCCGAGCGCCTCATGGAGACCACTCTCCGTACGGCGACTGCGGATAACGACATCAACGCGATCCGGAACATGGGCGCGATCCCCGAAGGCTACGCTGTCAATCATTACCTGACTGACACGAACGCCTTCTTCCTCATCACGGACGTTCCGAATGGCATGAAGCACTTCGTTCGTACGCCGATGACCACGGGGATGGACGGTGACTTTGATACCGGTAACGTCCGGTACAAGGCCCGTGAGCGTTACTCGTTCGGTGTCAGCGATCCGCTTGGCATCTACGGTTCGCCGGGTTCGACCTGATAGCCCACAAGGCAAAGAAGGGGGGACGAAAGTCCCCCTTTCTTTTTGTCAAGACATACTGTTTAATCGGATTACCGGGAATATTGAGTCCGCCAGACAGACCCCGGCTGACGGTATGCAGACTGGCGGACAACTCGCATACGAGGTTTAAAAATGGCTAAGACAACTTTCTCCGGCCCGGTCCAATCGGACAACGGCTTTATCGGCGTGGTGGATGCCTCTTCGGCAAACATCGACAATCTGGTGGTTACGACCCTCACGATTGGCTCGACCAAGATCACTTCGGGTAGTGCAGTATCTGGTGCGGTTTCCGCTCAGTTGGGCTATATCCCGGTTCTGATCGGCTCGACCACGGCCTACATTGGGCTTTACAAGAGCCTGACTCTGTAATGACTTTCTGGAGGGGGCCAAGCCCCCTCTAACTCATAACGGAGGCAGAACATGCAATATGATATTTGGTCAGTCTCGCCCACGAGCGATGATGACTATTTCCGCACGTCTGCGACTATTTCGGCCAGCGGCAGCATTGCCCTGCTGAAGAATGACCTTGGCGTAAACGGCACTGGATACAAGGTGTCGATTACCTCCAACGGCGCAGATTCGAACAAAACCTTCACGATTACCGGGGTTAAGGTTGGTGCTATCGGTTACGATGGTGTAGTTACAGAAACCCTCTCAGGCCCCAGCGCCTCGGTGGTCTATTCCACGAACTACTATACTCGTGTGAATAGCATTGCTGTGGACGCGGCGTCTGCCGGTGGCGTCAAGATCGGTTTTGGTGGAGACCTCGCGTTTCCCCGGACTCGCATCAAGGGCGTGTACTTTGTCACCGCGGCGACTGCCGGAACCATCACCTTTACTGCTCAGCCGTCGAGTTCAGTGATTATGAAACTGGATACCCCGGCAAATGTTGGCGCTCAGGATCTGATTATCCCTCCGGAAGGGTTGCTGACAACTCGCGGATCTAATAACGATTACGCGGTTCTCTCCCTGACGGAAGTATCGAAGATCACTGTCCTCTGTGGGTGATGTATGGCGAAAAGCCCTGCTTGGCAACGCGCTGAAGGTAAGAATCCTGCCGGAGGCTTGAATGCCAAAGGCAGGGCTTCCTATAACCGGGCGAATCCGGGTAAGCCGGGACTAAAGCCGCCTGCGCCTAAGCCGAAGACGGAAAAGGATGCAGCGCGGCGTAAGTCCTTCTGTGCCCGGATGTCGGGTATGAAAAAGAAACTTACCAATCCCAAGACAGCCCGTGATCCGGACTCTCGGATTAATAAATCCCTCCGTGCGTGGAACTGCTAATGGCTAAAGCAAAGGCTAAGAGCAAGGTTAACGCTGCCGGTAACTACACGAAACCGGAGATGCGTAAGCGCCTTTTCAACCAGATTAAGGCTTCGGCCACTCAGGGAACCAAAGCCGGACAATGGTCTGCCCGTAAGGCTCAACTTCTGGCTAAGAAGTACAAGGAAGCCGGTGGCGGATATAGGGATTAATTATGAAAGGTCGCACTCTTGAAACTCAGAGAATGGCAATCGGCGGCATGACTAAGTCAAGCCGCAATGAACCCATGACTGAAGAGGAAATCAAGGAAGAGGAAGAGAAGCGTAAGCGTTCCTCTGGAATCCTTGGCGCAGCCAGCAAGAGTCTTGTGGGTATGCGGAAAGGCGGTCGCTGTAAGTGAAAGCCCCGCAACGTTCATTAAAGGCATGGACTGCCCAGAAGTGGAGAACCAAAAGTGGTAAACCGTCTAGTGAAACTGGTGAAAGATATTTACCAGAGGCTGCTATCAAGTCTCTCAGTCCAGCCGAATATGCCAGAACCACCGCCGCCAAGCGTAAAGGTAAAGCACAAGGCAAGCAGTTCGTCGCGCAGCCGAAAGGCATCGCTCAAAAAGTAAGACCATTTAGACAGAGAGGGAAGTGAGATGGCTATGTCACGCGCCAATATGAACCAGCAAATTACCAAGCCCGGTCAAAAGAAGAAGGTCGGCGCGGTGATGCGTGAGTTCAAGAAAGGCGAACTACATTCCGGCAAGAAAGGTCCGGTTGTTAGAAATCCGAAGCAGGCGATTGCTATCGCTCTGTCTGAAGCCCGTAAGGTTAAGAAGGCCGCTGGCGGTTCCATTGATGGTTGTGCCATTCGCGGTAGAACGAGAGGTTAATCACATGAAAGTCAAACAAATGTCTCAGGGCAGATCTACTGGTGGTCCGCGTTCTCGTAGCGCAGCCGGATATGAAAGGCTAAAGGCTAAAGAAGAGGCAGATAAACAAGCAGCAGAAAAGAAAAAAGCACGTTTAGACAGGTTAAAAGAAGCGGGAGTTTCTAGATACAAGAAAGAAACTAAAAACTATAGCAATGAAGCCATCTACGATCCTCCGGGCTCTGCCGGATATAAATTTATGAAATTCTTGCGTCAAAATATCCGTGATCCAATTGAGGATACTTTGTCAGATATTTACGGAGCAAAAGCCCCTGAAGGTATAGAAGGGCCGGAGGCTGCAAATCTTCGCGCCAGAAGAGAACAGTTAGGTTATAAGAAGGGCGGTCGAATTGACGGTTGCGCCATCCGTGGAAAAACGAGAGCCTAATCATGAAGAATCCACGCCGGTCCCCGGAACAAACTCTTGCTGCCCAGAAGCAGCGTGAGGCCATTCAGAAAGTGAAGGATGACGAGATGTCTCGCAAACTTCGCGAAGCCTATAGGCGCAGTCAGTCCCGTAGTGTTTCCGGGATGAACAAAGGCGGCATGGCCATCATCATTGAGGCTGAAGAGCCGGAGATGGAGGATGAAATGGAAGACGAATACGAAATGTCAGAAGGCGGCAGCCTTCGCATGGTAGAGAAGGGCGGCAAGAAAGTTCCGTTCTTCGCTGCTGACGGTAAGGGCAAGATGTTTGGTGGCGGCATGACGTACGGCGCGGCGGCTAAGAATGTACGCGACACGCTTAGAGGCGGCGGTATGACCAAGGTTCGCACCTCCGGTAAGCGTGACGGTGTAGCCATTCGCGGCAAGACCAAGGGTCGGTTTGTTTAATGGCGACAAGCGGCGTAGCAGTCTTTAACCCGGAGTTTCGTGACCTCGTTGAAGAGGCTTACGAACGAGCGGGTTTGGAACTGAGGTCTGGTTATGACCTTAGGACTGCTCGTCGCTCCATGGACTTTATGTCTTTGGAGTGGCAGAACCGGGGGATTAACCTCTGGACCATTGAACAGGGTTCTCAGGTACTGACTCCCGGAACCTATACGTACACGATGCCTGCCGACACGATTGACCTTCTTGAGCATCAACTCAGGACGGACTCTGGCAGTGTTTCGGGTCAAACCGATTACACCCTGTCCCGTATCTCGGTGTCGGACTATGCCCAGTTGAGCAACAAACTCACGCAGGGCATGCCCCTCCAGATTTACGTAGACCGACAGAGAGCAGCCCCGGTGGTATACCTCTGGCCAGTTCCGGACAACACCCAGACCTATACCCTCGTTTATTGGAAAATGAGACGCATTCAGGACGTAGGTGACGGCGGTGCCAATACCATCGACGTACCTGCCCGGTTCTTGCCTGTATTGGTTGCAGGCTTAGCCTATTACGTGGCTATGAAGCGCCCTGAGGTCTCAGACCGACTTGGATTCCTCAAGGGTGAGTATGACCGCCAGTGGGAACTAGCGGCCGGAGAAGACCGTGAGAAGGCTTCTGTGCGGTTCGTCCCGAATATGGGGAACATTGGCAGGAACATCTGATGGGTAAGCCGTTTGCAAGTGGTAAAGACGCATTCGGCTTTTGCGACCGGTGCGGGTTCCGTGTGGACCTTCCTGCCATGGAAGACCAGTATGAGAACCTTCTCCCGCTTGGTATCCGGGTTTGCTCTGAGTGCCTTGACGTAGATCATCCCCAGTTGCAGTTGGGCCGGGTGCCCATGGATGACCCGCAGGCCCTGCGTTATGCCCGTCCGGATAACACCTTCTTTGCCCCCGGTAACGAGGGCGCAGGCGGCAGCCGGATGATCCAATGGGGCTGGAACCCGGTGGGTGGGTCAGAAGGCCCTGATGCGGGTCTAACCCCGAATTACTTGACATCTACTTCGCTGATTGGAGCGGTTACTATTGCCGTCACTTGAGGCGTTTAAATCATGAACTATTCGCAACTTTCAGCATTGATTCAGGAGTACTGTGAAAACACAGAGACCTCCTTTGTTGCCAATATTCCTGACTTTGTCGAGTTAGCCGAAAACCGAATCTATAACTCGGTCCAGTTCCCGGCTATTCGCCGGAACCAGATCGGCACATTGACACCGAATAACAAGTATCTTCGGCTACCCGCAGACTGGTTGGCCACGTTCTCCCTAGCCATTATTACCCCTATTAACGATATCCAGACTTACATGCTGGATAAGGACGTAAATTTTATCCGGGAATGCTATCCCAATCCGGCTACTGTCGGGGTTCCGAAATATTATGCGATCTTCGACAAGCAGACCCTGATTCTGGGCCCAACCCCTGATAGCAATTATCAGGTCGAAATGCATTACTATTATTATCCAGAGTCGATCGTTACCGCAGGTACAAGTTGGCTGGGTGATAAATTTGAGACTCTCCTTTTGTACGGTTCGCTTCGTGAGGCGTATACCTACATGAAGGGTGAGCAAGATATGGCTCAAAATTATGAGAATAAATATCAAGAAGCCCTTGCCCAATTAACTCGTCTTGGCGATGGCCTCAACCGTCGCGATGCGTACCGTGATGGTCAGCCTAGAGTTCCGGTGCAGTCGTGATTTACCAGACGCTCACCTTAAGTTTCAAAGAGCAGATCCTCAAAGGGGAACACGACCTTTTGACGGATACGCTTAAATTAGCCCTTTATACGTCTTCTGCAGATCTTAGCGAAAACACTACCGCTTATTCGGTAAGCAATGAGGTATCAGGTACTGGATATTCGGCTGGAGGAGTCACCCTAACCGGGGTGACCATTAATACCTTAAACAGCGTGGTTTACGTTAGTTTCAATAACGCTGCGTGGTCTCCGGCTTCCTTTACCGCAGCAGGAGGGTTAATTTACAATTCGAGCAAGAGTAACAAGTCAATTGCTGTCTTGTCATTTGGTGGCGATAAGACGGCAACCAACACCTTTACGGTGCAATTGCCACCCAATACGTCTAGTTCAGCGCTGATTCGATTTACTTAAGGAGTTAATCAATGTCTAACGAAAAAGCAAAGTCTAGCGATCTGGTGGGTGGCACCGTCGCTAAATCAAGCGGGTCTGAAAACAAACTCAAGGCCGGTGGTGTGTTTACTGTTACTTGCGTAGACAAGGACGGAAATGTTCGCTGGGAATCCAAGTCGCACAACCTCGTTGTAAACGTGGGTCTTGCTGACATGAATACGCAGTACTTCAAGGGTTCTGGTTACACCGCTGCTTGGTACATTGGCGTCTATGGTCCGGCTTCTTCCAACAACCCGTCTTCGGCTGACACGATGGCCAGCCATGCCGGTTGGACGGAAGTGACGGCGTACAGCAACGCGACCCGTCCGGCTGCGACCTTTGGTGCGGCGACCACGGCTGATCCGTCGGTGATTGCGAACTCGGCCTCCCCGGCTCAGTTCTTGATCAACGACTCGGCCAACGTGGGCGGTGCGTTCCTTACGAGCGGCGATGCCAAGGGTGGTACGTCGGGCGTTCTGTTCTCGGCTTCGGACTTCCAAGCCCCCGGTGACCGCGTGGTCCAGAACGGTGATACGCTCAATGTGACGTACACCTTCAGCCTCGACGCGGCTTAATAGGAGATTCACATGCCTGCTTTTGCTAAAGGCCAAAACGTGAAACTCAAGGCGGTGGTTCCGCAGGGTCCTGTTCTTGCTTTCCGCATGGACAGCGACGGCGTGGTCTACTGCCTCGTTGAGTGGGTTGACGAAAAGGGTCAGTCCCAGCATCGCTGGTTCCCTGAGTCGGCTCTCGTAGCGGCGTAAGATATATGGCGCTCGTACTCGCAGATCGTGTCAAAGTAACCACGACCACTACGGGTTCGGGCGCCATTACCCTTGGCGCAACCGCCACGGGTTATCAAGCCTTTAGTGTTATCGGAAACGGTAACACGACTTACTACACCATTGCCGGAACCTCTGAGTGGGAAGTCGGTATTGGTACGTACACGTCGGCTGGCCTGACGCTAAGTCGTGATACGGTGTTGTCTTCCAGCAATGGCGGCAACAAAGTTACATTTAGCGCGGGGAGTAAGGACGTATTCATTACCCTACCTGCTGAGGCTGTGCCTGTCGGTAACGTCGATGGCGGCTTCTCAAATTCTGTTTACTTAACCTCCCAATTGATTGACGGGGGAAGCGCAAGTGGCTGATATTATTCAGGTTCGCCGTGATACGGCAGCCAACTGGACTTCTGCAAACCCTATCCTTGCTCAGGGTGAAATTGGTTATGAAACCAATACGGGTTATATGAAGATCGGTAACGGCTCTACGGCTTGGAATTCGTTGTCGTATTTTGTGCAGAACCCCGTTACAACCGGTAAATCCATTGCTTTAGCAATGATCTTCGGATTCTAGGAGTTTCTAAATGGCCGCCCCAAATATTGTTAACGTTACAACGATCACAGGTAAGACTGCTTACCTGACACCTACGGCAATTACCTCGACCGTGCTTTTGGCAAACTCGGCGGCGACCGGCAAGGTCTTCCGTGTTAACCAGATCACGGCGTCGAACGTTAATGGCACGAACCCGGTGGATACCACGGTAGCCGTTAACACTGCGGCGGCTGGGTCCGGAACTTCTTTCCCTATCGTCTCAACGGTAGCGGTTCCGGCAGACGCTACGCTCATCGTGACGGACAAGTCCACCTCCTTCTACCTTGAAGAAGACAAATCCATCGTTGTGACCTCCGGAACCAGTGCCGGTATCACCTACGTAGTCAGTTACGAAGAAATTAACTAAGGGGACATGAAATGTCCTTTAGATATTCCAATGGCATCATCACTGCCACCATAGATCCTCTATACACGCCTAACGCCCCTACTGCTGCATCAGCAACGGCCTCAGGTTCAAGCGGGGCCGTTGTCACATTTACGGCTCCCGCTAACGTAGGCGGTGGAGCAATTACGACTTACGCAGTGGGATCTACGCCCAGTTCAATCCTGACTACCGTGTCAGGGACTGTGACGAGCGTAAACGTTACAGGACTTACGGCGGATGTTACCTATACGTTCCAAGTCTGGGCTATTAACGCATTTGGTCCCGGTCCTTACACAATAACTAACAGTGCAACTCCTCTTGGAAATCCAGATAGGGGTGTATTTGCTGGTGGAGATAACGGAAGCGTTGTATTTAATGTTATTCAATATGTAACAATTGCTTCTACAGGAAACACTACGGACTTTGGTGATTTAACATTTGGAAGAAATACCCTTGCTGGATTTAGTTCATCCACAAGAGGTGTTCATTCAGGGGGTTATAAGTTTACTGCTCCTACAGCAACTTATAACGTTATTGATTATATAACCATTGCAACAACAGGCGATGCTCTTGATTTTGGGGATTTAACTGTTGCTCGTTCTAGTTGTTCTGGGTTAAGCAGTTCAACTAGAGGTCTTACTTGCGGCGGCGGCGGTAATGTTATTGATTATGTAACAATTGCTTCTACTGGAAACGCAATTGATTTTGGAGATTTATTGCAAACAAGAAACACTCCTGCTTGTTTCGGATCTAGCACTAGAGGCTGTATCGGTGGCATGAACAGTGGTGGAACAACGTCAACTATTGACTATGTAACAATTGCCACCACAGGAAATGCTATTAACTTTGGAAACCTATTAACTGGCGCTGTAGTGCAAGGATTTTCCGGATGCAACGATAGCACAAGAGGTTTAATGGGTGCCGGTAGTACTTCTGGTGGATCAAGAGTTAACGTTATTCAATACATTACAATTGCTTCGACAGGAAATTCTTTAGACTTTGGTGATTTAACTGTCTTGGTTAGAGATAACGCTGCCTGCTCAAATACAACTAGAGGGATATTTGCCGGAGGCGGTACGTCTGGTTCTCCTTATTTTACCAACGTAATTGAATATGTAACTATTCAAACACTTGGAAATTCCACGGACTTTGGCGATCTTGCTGGAATAAATAATAATCTTTGCGGTTATTCTTCAAGCAACCCATCAGTTCAATAGGTGTATTTTTAAATGCCTAACTACAACGGTATATGGAACTTAAGAGCGCAGGCCCAAGCGGCAGGTACTGGGCTGTGGGTGACTACTTCTGTTCCGAATATAGATAGAGCATTGTTTGGTAATGGTTATGACGGAGCAAATACAAACGTTATTCAATATGTAACGATAAGCACACTTGGTAATGCAACGGATTTCGGCGATTCAACTCTTGCTCGTAGATCAGTTGGCGCATGCTCCTCTACTACCAGAGCATTGTGGGCAGGCGGATTTGGAGCATCAAGATCAAACATAGTTACTATGTAACAATTGCTACCACAGGAAATGCCTTAGATTTTGGTGACTTGGCTACAGCAAATAGTGGTAATTCCGGTTGCTCATCTTCAACCCGTGGAATTTTTTCAGGAGGTTTTACTGGATCATCTAGTGTAAATGTTATTCAGTACGTAACTATTGATTCCGCTGGTAATACTGTTGATTTTGGCGATCTTTTAGAGATAATTTCTGACACAACGTCTTTTTCTTCCCCAACAAGAGGAGTTGTTGCGGGAGGAAATAACGATTCAAATACATTAAATGTAATTCAATATATAACAATTGCTTCAACTGGAAACTCAATTGATTTTGGAGATTTAACTGTTGCCAGAAGGTACTCCGGATCAGGATCATCTTCAACTCGTGGTTTAGTTGCTGGAGGAACTAACACTGCTTCTGCAAACGTTAATGTAATTGATTATGTGACTATTGCATCTGTTGGCAATGCCATAGATTTTGGTGATCTTCTTTCTACCAGTGGAAATGGAATGATGGGAACATCATCAAATACCCGCGCCTTATTTACTATTTCCTCAACAAATGTCATTGAGTACGTGACTATTGCAACAACCGGGAATAGTCTTGATTTTGGAGATTTGTTACTTTCTCTTTCAATTTCTGGCGCTGCTTGTTCTAGCAATCACGGCGGAGTTCAATAAATATTAAATTGATTGATATAACAGGAGATTAAAATGAAAGAATTAGTTATTAGTGATATCAGTACGGCGATAGTTTCGGCCAAGCCGGAGTACAAGGCTATGTTGGCGAACATAGACCAGAAACTCCCTGCGGCCCTTAAGTCATCGTCGAACTTCTACAAATCGCATTCTCAGTTCATGGGCGTAACCATTGACGTTACAGCCTTGACCCCTATTCGTTCGATTAAACATTCCCTTGCGGAAGTGGATCGCACGAAGGCGGCTTTGCAAGAAGCCTATTTCAGTCTTAACAAGAAGCAGATTGAACTGCGCCGTAAACAACATCAGTTAGAAACGGACACCAAACTAGATCAGTTTGACCGTGAACTTCTGGAACTGGAGATCCTTGAGATTGAGGCGGGAATCAAGACCAGCCAGAATCATGTCGAGGGAGCCATCCGCAAGATGAACTTCTTCGTAAATCAGCATGAAAACCTGATGAAGAGGTTTGGCAAGGAAGAATTGACCGAAGAAGAGTTTGAGCGCGAGGAAGCCCGGTATCACATCATGACCTGCATGAAGCAGGGGTTGAACGCGGCTCGTGCCCGGAACGGAATGATCGACGAAGGCAACCTGATCTACGTATTCGAACTGGGAATCAATGGCGCTCAGGCTCAGGCAGAGATCCTTGCCTACCTCAACCTTGAGAACCAGTTGCTGTCTGAAGGCAAAGCCCCGACCCATGAGATGACCATGCGTTGGCTGGAAGCCTGTGCGGATAAATGGCAGGACTGCCCTCGTCAATTTGCTGAGCGGCGGGGATTCCAGATTCTGGATACCACCTCCCTCACCAACTACATCCAGCATGACAAGGGTGCTGAGTAATGCACCTCGTGGTCGGAACCCCCATGTATGGCGGGATGTGTTGCAGTGAATATGTGCAGTCGATACTGGCTTTGAAAGAGGCCATGATGGCCAATGGCCATAACTTGACTTGCGTATTTCTTGGCAACGAATCTCTCATCCAACGGGCGAGAAACACCATTGCGTGGCATTTCCTGAAGACGGATGCTAGTCATTTGCTCTTTATGGACGCGGATCAGAAGTTCCGCCCAGTCGATGTCGCCCAAATGATCAAGGCAGACAAAGGCATTATTGGCGGCTGCGTTCCCATGAAGGGCATCAATTGGAATCAGGTACGTCAGGGCGCTGTGTTAAACCATCCAAATCTGGCTGAATTGACGGGAATCTTCAATATTGTCCCTTTAGATGGACACAGCATTACATCCCCTACGGAACCCTTCCAAGTGAAACATATCGGCACTGGAATGATGCTAATCAAGCGGGAAGTGGTTGAGGAGTTATCCCCGCATGTGGACTTCTACACTAACGGCGGTCAGAGCATTCCCCACGGGGAACGGGTTGGGAACTTTTTCGACGTATCAGTTAGAGACGGTCAATTACTTTCAGAAGACTTCTTATTCTGTGACAATTACCGCCGACACGGCGGTACAGTATGGGCTGCACCGTGGTGCGAGGTAGGCCATTTCGGCTCCTACCTATTCAGTGGGCAAATCGCCAAGGGAGCGATGTATGGCACATCAATGCATTAAGTACCGCCTCAATCCAAATGGGACGGTGCCGGATTGTCTGTATCTGGGCGAAGACGGCGTGGGTGGAGCCTATGCAGTAGGCGATCCGTCCATGCCCTCTCCGCTGGATATGGTCATGATTGGCATTTCTGTGAAGGACCCGGTTGGGTATTTTGAGGTAGTTCCTTCCCAGCAGGCACTTCAAGATTACCTCGCACAGGTCGGGGCCAACTGGGTTACTCCCGCAGAGAAACCAGATGATCCGCCTGTGCCATTTGACCCGGCTGCAGCAGCAGCCTATGTCTGGGGAAGGCTCACGGCTCTCAATGGCGGCTAACCTAAACTAACGATACGTAGATGTTTGGTTTTTCCGCATTTGCAGAAACGCCATTTGCTGCACTTGCGGAAGCGGGGGCGGAGGTCATTGATGCTTCCGTCGTTGAGAGTATCTCGGCGTCTGACTCGGAGAAGGCTACCCTTCTCCTTGGCGTCAAACTAGCCGAATCCGCCTCTGCCATTGATTCGTTCCGGGCCGTAGTTTTTGCAGCCTCTCAGGTTTCTGAAACGGTTACAGCCTCTGATGCTGTCCTTTCTATCCTCAGCGCCAAGGCGGCGGTTAGCGAAACAGCCACGGCCGCTGACAGTGTGTCAGCCAATCTACCCACTAACGCAAGAGTTAGTGAATCGGCTGCCGGAACTGATGTTGTCAAGGCGACGGCTAACTTCCTTTCGTCGGTTTCCGAAACTACATCCATGGCGGATGTGGCATCCAGTGTGGTGCTGTTCGTTGGCGCTGTTTCCGAGACCGCTTTTGCACAAGACACTGTATCGGCTACCGCCGATATGGCATCTGCGGTATTTGAAACGGCTACGGTCAGCGATACCACTGCAGCCACACAAAGCCTCGGCGCGGCGGTCAGTGAAGAAGTCGCGGCGAATGATTCTGTCCTCTCGGCGCTTACCAATGGCGCATCGGTATCGGAGTCGGCCTCTGGCCTAGACGCTGTAACCAGTACCGTTAATGCAAACGTTGCTGTTTCTGAAGAAGCCATTGCTCAGGACACTGTTTTTGCAATTGCAGATATTAAATCTGCCGTTGATGAAACAGTCGTTGCTTTGGATGAAGTGCTGGCCTCTCAGGTCATTGGAACTGCTGTTAGCGAACAAACCACAGCCAGTGATGAAGTTGCCTCCGCATTTGCAAGTGGCGTATTTGTTTCTGAGTCGGCCTTTACCAGTGACGCTGTAGCATCAAATCTTGATGCCAATGCAGCAGTTTCTGAAGATGTTACGGCACAGGATACGGTCTCTGCAGTTGCCACTCTTAACTCTGCAGCGGACGAGTCTGTTGTCGCACAAGATAGCATTGCTGCTTCGCAAGTCTTTGCCACAGCCATTTCTGAAGATGCTGTTGCTAATGATGCAGTAGCCTATGCCTTTACAAGTGTTGCTTCTGTTGCGGAATCTACAACGGCTCAAGACGATGTTTTCGCGACAGCAAACCTTGCATCGTCTGTAAAAGAAGATGCGTTAGCACAAGACACGTTCTCTGCAACAGCGGTCATGCTGTCTGCGGTATCCGAAGAAGCGATTGCTCAGGATACGGTTTCTGCCAACCAAGACATGCTGGCCTCAGTCAGCGAGTCTGCAACGTCGATTGACGATGTCACCTCTACGGTTGCCTTTAAGGCGCTTGTCGATGAGTCGGTTGCTGTCTCCGACTCTGTTGCTTCATCTCAAGTTTACGGTGGTGCTGTTAGCGAGTCGGCATCTGCTCTGGATGAAGTCGCCACTACGATTAATGCACTGGCTGCGGTCAGCGAATCTAGTGTCGCTCAAGATACGGTTGCTTCGACATACGATGCGGTTGTATCGGTTAGTGAATCGGCTATTGGAGATGATGCCGTTTCTGCTTCGCAAGTCGCTGCAGTCTCTGTCAGTGAATCCGCTACAGGTTCTGACAGTATTGCCAGCGCACAAGCCTTCTCCAATAGCGTTGTTGAGTTGGCCGTTGCTGAGGATGTCGTTCAGGCTTTTGCTTCGTTTGTTTCTGCAGTATCTGAAGATGCTGTGGCTCAAGACACCACATCCTCTACCGCAAACTTTGTTTCATCTGTTTCTGAAGACGCATTTGCGACGGACAATGTTGTTGCAACCTACAGCGCCATTGTTTCTGTCAGCGAATCGGCTGCAGCAGATGATGCAATTAGTGCAGCCCAGATCTTTGCTACGGCTATTAGCGAATCTGCTACTGGCAATGATGAGGTCTCGTCGATCTTTGCAATTGGCGCAAGCATCAGTGAGGCGGCGACCGGTCAAGACGATACATCGGCACAGGTTAACTTTGTTTCCGCAGTATCCGAAGATGTCGTTGCTCAGGATGCGGTTGTTAGCACAGCGACATTTGTTGCGTCCGTTGATGAACAAGCACAGGCGCAGGACCTTGTATCGGCAGTTACAAGCCTCGTAAGCGCCGTTTCTGAAAGCGCAACAGGCAGCGATACGGTTGCTTCGTCTAACGAATTTGGATCTGCAGTCAGTGAAACTTCAGTGGCCGCGGATGCGGTTTCCAGCACGGCAGTGTTTAACTCGTCTGTGGCTGACAGTGCCACGGCTGACGATGCTATTGTCTCTACGGTCAACTTCCTCGTTGCAGTGGCAGAGTTTGTCACTGCTGATGACTCGATTAGATCCAGCATTGACTTTGCGGTTGCTGTTAATGAGCAAGGCATTGCAAGCGATTCCGTCCTAAGTGGTCAAGCGTTCTCGTCTGCAGTATTTGAGACCACTACGGCTTCTGAAGTCGTTGAGGCAGTTGCTGTATTTATTTCGTCTATCAGCGAACCGGCAGTTGCCTCTGATAGCGCAAATGCTACTGCGAATTACCTTGCGGCAGTTTCTGAACTAGCCGTTGCTCAGGATGCGGTTTCCGCCACCTCTGACTTGTTGGCGGCCGTTGATGAATCAGCCGCCGGGCTGGACGCGTTTTCTGCTGCCCAAGACTTCG